CGTAGCTTTCTCTCCCTCTCTCCCCTGATAGCTTGCGCCCTACGCCATGCGGCATCGCTGCCTATGACCGTAGTCGCCGCACTAACGTTGAACCTGTGCATCTGATATTCGTCTCTATTGTGCGTTGCCATGTTTCTCCTCCCTGTGTTTCAGTGAGGCCAGATTAGCATGGATTGTTATTAATAACACACCGTCTATCCCCTATTTGCTACCGTTCGTCGGTGACAAGAATCGTGCCAACCGCATGATGACCGTACTGCTATGTTCCACGGCATTGCAGCAATCAATGACTTACCCCACTTATCCACAGATGTTCCACGGTTATCCACAATAGCTAAATCGAGCTGCGCGGCTCTCTGTGCGTCTTCACATGGGGGAGAGCATGCACCCTAGCGGGCACTCATTGCGCGGGGCATACAGAGCGATTGGCTAAGTTATCCACAAAGTTATCCACAACCCTGATCGTATGTCTTTTAACGAGATGTTAACGTCTGTTAAGTTGTTGTTAAATAACGGAATTTTAACGAATGCTACTATCCACTATGCAATGATCCACGTGGAACAATCCGAGTGTGATGCCGTTGGAGGTTGTGTTGCATCACCATCAGTCCCTCCCCCTTAGTTCAGTTAGATGAACAGATCAGTAGACGATAATGGTTATTAATAACTACTGCGAATGCGAATCATTCCTAAGTCGAGGGGGTAGGCAGGGGGTGTGGGGGTGGTGAAAGGGGCTGAATGAGACCTAAAGTATATCGACATAAAAAGTTACAGTCGGGAATACAAATTCCCTACGCAGGCTATTGACATTTATGGGATTCCGGGGTATAATACTCTTAGAAGCAAAGGCAAAAGCTTTTATATATATAATTATATATATATATATATATATTAAAAACAAAAGCTTTTATTCTACTCTAACGTTCGCCGTTTGTCAACAGTGCAAACGGCTCACAGTACTCTAGCCTGTCGGCTATGGAATGGCCCACCCAGAGGGTGAACCCATGAAAGCCATCTTGTCTCTCCTCCTCCTCGCGGCTATAGCCTACGGCTGCCAGTCGGAGGCTCACCCTACGCCAGAGGAACTGGCTCGTAGCGTTGTCACCCTCAGCATGGAGGCTGACGGACCCCCTGTTTGTACGGGTGTAGCTGTGGCACCACACGTGGTGTATACGGCTAAACACTGCGTCTACCAAGCGTTTGGCCCCCTCCTCTTCCCTGTCTTGCCGTATTTTAACAATGCCAAGTGCCCGGAAGATAGGATTATTGGGGATGATGGTACGGATAATATCCTAATCTGGACATGTCAGGAATATAAACACTACGCCAAGCTGGCTAAGGGTAGTCCAGCCATAGGCTCGTCGGTTCAGCTGTGGGGACACGTCCTCCAGCTCCCCTTGCAGTATCGCAGGGGGTATTTATCCTCCAAATCTCAACTCAAGGATGGCTGGTTTGCGGGTAGTGTCGTCTACCTGTGGGATTTGCAGGCTGCGGGTGGTGACTCTGGCGGGCCGTTTTTCAACGAGAAGGGTGAGGTGATGTGTGTCACCTCCCACGGCGTTCTGGATCGCTCCAGATGGCCGCATTTCGCCCTGACAGCCTGCTTTCCCCCTAAATTCACCAAAGAACAACTCAGGAGTATTAAGTAATGTTCCCCAAGAAGAAGCTTAAGCCGGATGCAAACAAGGATGCACTTAACAACTCCAAGTATGCTCCCCAGAAGGTTGTGAAGAAGCAGCCGTCTTACAGGAAAAAGAAGTAAAATGTCCAAAGGTCGTAACTACCAAAAGGAATATGCTAACGAGTCTGCCGAAAGGCGGAAGAACCGTGCCAAGAGGAATAAGGCACGGCGGGAGTTGGAGAGGGAAGGATTAGTTAAAAAGGGGGATGGGAAGGTGGTTGACCACAAAAAGCCCCTAAGTAAGGGGGGTGGTACATCTAGGTCCAACCTCCGAGTCAAGAGCAAAGCCAGTCAAGATAAGCAGGGTGGACATTTACAGCCCAAATCTGCTAAAAGGCGAGGTGGGAGGAACTAAATGTGGCGCACAAGCTAGATGTTCTTAAGAGCAAATTCGTAACACTGCTAGGCGGAGGCGTAGCGGGCATTACCATCCCGGATATTTGGGATAAGTATTTGGCTAGCATAGGAGTTGCTGGTGGGACGATCCTAGATCGGCAGACTAGGGATGCAAGAAATAAGAATATCAGCTTGGATAAGTACCAGAGAGGGGATTTTGAAGAGGTGTTGGGGCCAGAACTGACTGTAGCGTTTGGTGCTACGTGGGTGGCTGGCGGTACGGGTGCCACCACAGACGCCCAAGGTGCTCATTTTGTGGCTTCCTCGTCTACGGCAGCTGTCGAAATGACGGGTATTACGGCTTTGGACGATAATGCCACCTACAAGGTGGAGTTTACAGTCGCTAATCGCACCCAAGGACAGGTTAGGATTCAGGTATATGGAGATTCTACGGATCATCTGGGTACAGCTGGTCCTGTGTCGTCTAATGGCGTTCATACAGTGTATGTACACACTAGTTCTACAGGTTCTCAAACCAATAGAATTCGCATTCAGACCAACGGCCCATCATCTCCGGGTAATACGCTTGATGTAACGGCCATCTCTGTTAAGAGGGTAGTTTAATGGCAGGCCAAACCCACGTTATCACTGTTGACCCGGATACCCGTAAGGTAGAGCTTGTAGAACAGTCCAGCATTGCCTCTGGTAGTTCTACCCCTATCGACAACACCATCACTAATGCCAAAATGGCAGATGTGCCAACTGCCACCCTCAAGGGGCGGAATACGGCTGGAACAGGCGATCCGGAAGACCTGACGCCTGCTCAGGTCAGGACGATTCTCAACGTAGCTGATGGAGCCACGGCAAACGCCGCAGATGCGTCTCTACGGGACAGGAGTACCCACACTGGTACCCAGCCAGCTTCGACCATCAGCGACCTTGTAGAAGTCGCTCAGGACTTGATGTCCTCGTCTATCGTAGCTGGCACTAACGTCACCCTCTCCTACAACGACACCTCCGGACAGCTGACAATCAATGCGGCTGCTGGTGTACCGGGCGCTGATAGCGTTTCTAACACCATCCTGTCGAATATGGCCCAAGCCACGTTCAAGGGCCGCGCAGCTGGCGCTGGAACTGGCGACCCCACAGATTTGACTGCTGCGGAAGCGCGGGCAATCCTTAACGTCGCAGACGGAGCTACAGCTAACAGCCCCGACGCAACCCTGCTGTCGCGGGCTAGTCACACGGGTACGCAGGATGCGTCCACCACCCTGACAGGTCTTAGCGAGATTATTGATGATCGTGTCTCCTCCCTAGCGGTGGCAGGCACGGGTATGACGATCACCTATGATGACGTTGCTAACACCCTGACGTTCGACGCCTCTTCGGCGTTGAGCGGCAACTTCCTTGCCTCCGGCACGGGCGCGGTTACGCGCACGATGCAGAACCGCGTTAGGGATACGGGTGTTTATGTCACGGACTACTTCAACAGCGGCACTGACGGCACTAACTATTCCCCGGCGCTAACTCGCGCTCTGGCGGTTAGCCGTACTGTCATCTGGCCTGCTGGCACTTACACAATGAGTACCCGAGTAGCTTATCCGGAGAATGCTGTCATTATCGGCGAGCGCTCCTTCTCTGACGGCGATGGCGGTACTAAGATTACCTGCAACGCAGGGTTTGTGTACAACTCCTCCACTACGCGGAAGCGCATCCAGATTACTGGATTCGATCTAAACGGCAACAAGACGGCGGGAATCCCTGCTATCGGCGGCCCCTTTGGCGGTGTGGTGGAACGTTGCAAGATTGACGATTTTGACATCGGCATTCAGAATGCCTCCAGCTTCCTGTCCGACTACGACCTGATCGCCTTTGGTGGCACTTCTGGTGGTTCCATTGCCCTCGACCTTGCGGACGCCAACGGCGTATCAGTCACTCGCTGCTACTTCGCCGCACAGTGGACTAAGCATATTTCCACTGTAGATGTTACGCCGCTTACTGGCTCCGACAATGGCATGGCGCTCTACTTGTTCCGTAACAACCACAATGCCTCTGGTAATGTGAATACGGGAAATAGCCTAATCACCATATCTGGCAACATCGTAATGCTGTCCAACTACTTTGAAGCCTACCCGGCTGCAACGAATTGGGCGGGTAAGTTTGTTGACGTGAAGGTTAATGGCTTTGGTGACTTTGGCTTCACCGCCATCGGCAATGAGATGAACGGCGGTGGCGCAGACGGTGCCTTGAATGGGTTTTACTTCAATGGTACCAGAACAGGCTCTCTGCCCAATAACTGTGGCGGTATCATCATGGGCAACCGCTTGCTGGGTTTTGATGCGTCACGACCAGCTATTGCCTTTGGAGCTAACAACTGCGTCACTAATCTCCGCATCTGTGACAATTCCCCTACCCCCACGATTAGTAACAAGCACGCTCGCTCCATCTATAAGCCGTTCTGCAAGTCTACTTGGTCTGGCACCACAGCCATCACTGGCTCTGTTTATGTAGATTTGCCCATCGGTAATACCAAAACTGACGACATTGCTGACGGGTTTGGCGCTTCTACTGTTACGTACACTACTCGTAAGGCTGGTAGGTATGCCATTACTTGTAATGCAACTGTGCAGTCTACGGCAGCCAGCTTCGCTAATATTGAAGTTCGGCTCGTGAAAAACGGGACTCAGGTTGCCATCGCTTCAGACTCCCTAACTTTTGTTGCCAGCCCTACCAAGCGCACTATAAATATATCCACCATAGAGAATCTAGCACTTAACGACACCATTCAGGTGGAAGCACGTGCCAACTCGGCATCGGCTTGCACAGCACCGGAAGGGGTGTTCACCATCGAATTTATCGGAGACGGGAATTTTTAATGGATAATATTCTCCATGCACCTGATTTACGAGTGTATGACAATTTTCTGGACAACCCGCACAGTGTTCGTAGTCGCGGATTAAGGGCCAAATACGGAAATTTGCTAGGCCAAGACGGTGAAATGTACAAGCGAGTGTGTGATTGTACAATTCCTGAAGTAGTTGACGCCTTAAATGCAGCTATGGGCCGCCCCATTGAGCTTTTGGGTATGGGATATAGGCTTAATTACGCTGGTGAGTTGCCCAACCATGCCATTCACAGCGATTTGGGGTGGGGCACATACGCCGCTGTGGTGTATTTGTCTGAGCCTCCGTTTGACCAGTACAGTGGCACTGCCTTTTGGCGTCATCACACTGGCTGGGATCGCTGTCGCAAAGGCGAAGAATCTGTTTTAGTGGATGTACTCAATGATTGGGATAATAAAGAGGCTTGGGAGCAGACTGCTTTTGTGCCTTCTGCTTTTAATCGGGCTGCTATCTATCGTAGTGAGCTGTTCCACTCCCGCTGGCCCTTTGCTGCTTATGGAAGTGGCCCGGATGATGGTCGTTTGATTGTTGTAGCGTTTTTTAACTAAAGGATACCACTTTGTCTAAGATTAATCTACCTGATATTGGCTCTCTAGCAAACACCACGTCTGCTCGTAGTGCCATAAACAGCAATTTTAACACCATCAAGAACGCGATTGATAACACAATCTCGCGTGATGGTACTGCTCCCAATCAGATGGAAGCGGACTTTGATCTTAACGATCACCAACTACTTAACGTAGCCGATCCTGTGGATGAAGCGGATGGTGTAAATCTCCGCTCTGTACGGCCGTTGGTTGAGCAGTTTGTATCTGAAATCGCCGAAACCATTATTGAAGGCACTGCACGAGTAGAGCGTTTCATCGCTACTGCCGACCAGACGGACTTCCAGTTGGAAGAAACGCCGGGCAGCACCGCAAATGTGTATGTGTTCGATAGTGGTGTAGCACAGGTACCAGACTTAGATTTCACTCTGACGGGTGCTAACAATGACATTGTTACGTTCTTTGTTGGTCGTGCTTTGGATAGCGAAATAATTGTTCGCTATACAATGCTTGCTCCGGCAGATTCAGTGCTGCGTAGCGATCTGATCAGTGAGGGCACGGGTAAGGGTTCTGCTCTGGTAGATTTTTCTGCCGTTATGTCTTCTGGCGGGTTCTTCAAAGACGACGACCCTACTACACGACTTGTTAAATTCAGGGATCGCATCTTTTTTGGCGATGCCGTCAACTATACAGGGCGACGAACTGCGCCTTATGGTGGGGACTGGCTCACTGAGAGAGGCGCCTCTTATTTTATCAAGAATGCACAAGTAGCTGTCCTTGGAGACGAAGCAGAAAGCCGATACGGCTTGCTGGCTGCTGGTATTAACGGCGGCATTGGTGGTGCGTTTGTTATTCTGAATGAAACAGGTGCAGCGGGCCGTGCTATTTACGCTGAGGCGATGCACAAGAGTAATGGCCAAGCATCTGCGGCTATTGAAACGGCTACGTCAAACAGCACCGTCACTGACTTCAATCCTAATTCATATAGCATGGGCGGTGCTCGTGGTCTGTATATTGCAGCGTTCAATGGGGGTATGGGTTATACAGTAGGAGACTCTGACACACCTACTACAGATGCCACACTTCCTCCGTCTGCGGCGATTGATATTGCCGGCTATAGCACTACTGCTACTCGTTGGCGGAAAGGTATTGTGTTCCGTAATGGTTCGTTGTATCGCGGTGCGGGCGATGGTTCTACAGGTGAAGCTGTTGCTATTGAAATGGCGCAACAGCATTCCATCCATTGGAGTATTTCTAGTGGTGTGAGTGGCGCAACCATCCGGTCGGATGTGTCTACATCGGGACAGGACGTAGGTATTGTCTTTGGTAACAACGTCGTGCAGATTATGGGCACGGCAGGTTTGCCGATCATTGAAATGGTGCGCGATGCTGCGGGTGCTGGTGCAGTCAACAACGCCAAGTTTACTAACTCACGCACAGGTATCGCTCCTAAACTTAGCGCACAGGGGTCTGACACCAACGTGGGGTTGGAATTTCAGTCCAAAGGCTCAGGAGTAATCCGTTTCCTTGGGCAGAGTGGCACTGCCGAATCTCTCCGTGTGCTGTTCAACGGCAGCTATGTTAACTTCATTACTGCGACTGGCGGCATCGCCGCAGCGCCCGTTACACTTGCCGCAGCTGGTTCTGACACTGATATTGACCTTACCCTCTCCAGCAAGGGTGCCGGCCGACTGCGCACTGGTTATGCTAGTGTCGCGGCCACAACCCCTGCCAACTTTGTTGCTGCTCGCCGGTTGGAAATTAAAGACAGCAGCGGCACCACGTATTACATCCCCCTCGCTACAGCCACTTGGTAATCTATGAAAATTGACAAACTTGAACATCAAAAATTCCTGCTTGAGCTATTAGTTTCTGCTAATTACCCCGGCCAGATTCTCGATCTAGTGTATGAAGTTGTGCAGGCCGTGAAGAAGGCAGAGATAGAAGAAGAGGGGGTATGATTCAGCTATTAGGTGGTATACGAGCCACAATCTTCTTCGTGCTGTTATTAATAACATCTACTTTGTTCGGAGTAAAAAGCTGCCAGTATGAGAATTACAAGCGCGAGGTTGACCAAGCCAAGGCGAAAGCAGAGAGAATTGCGCGTGAAAAAGAAGAGGGCTGGCGGCAAGGCATTGCCCAATGGGTTGAATCCTATGTTCGTGAGAGGAATAAACATGAAAAAGCTTTGGACGATGCTATCACTAGTTTGCGCAATGGCAATCTCCAGCTGCGCAAGCGTTTCACCTGTCCCAAAGCTACCGCCCCCGCCCCCGGGGCCGATGGTGGAGAGGCCAGCGGACTTTCTAAAGAAGATGCAGAATTTCTGCTGCGAGAAGCTGCCCGAGCCGATGAACTGGCACTAGAGCATGCTCTGCTACAGAAGTATGTAAAGGAGATACATAAGTGACTTTTAAAGACAAAATGGGTAGGTATATTACGCAAGGGTTGTTCATCGACTACAAGTATGACGAAACCTATGCTGTATACACCCTAGAGAGCCGAGATAAGGAGTATCGGGGTAATCTTTACCCCTCTCTGCGTCGGCTTTATCTGGAGCTGGAAGACCCCACTGAGTATTTGTTTGCTAACAAGTATTTGGACGGTTGGGACCACTGGCTACAAATGAAAGCAAATAAGGCTCTATACGCCGAGATTGAACGCTGGCAGGAAGAGTTGGAAGTGAGGATTCGGGCTAAGGGTGTGGCCTCCCTCCTTAAGATGTCTGAAGGTGCTAACTTCAACGCCGCCAAGTGGGTGGCAGACGGACAGTGGCAGCAGAAACGGGGGCGTCCTAGTAACGAGGAAAAAGCCCATGAACGTAAGATTCGTGAGCGTGCGATGGCTGAAGCAGATGAAGAGGCCGCCCGTGTACTACCTTTCTTGAGGAAAGAACAGAATGGCTAAAATTACCCTCCCAACTATTAGCTCTGGCTATCTATCTACGGAAGCTTTGAACCAAGCTTTCTCCGATATCGCTGAAGCATTTGATAACACTCTATCAAGAGACGGGTCCACTCCTAACCAGATGGAAGCTGATCTAGATTTGAATGGGTATGTCTTGCTTAATTCCGGCTCTAGTGACGATCCAGACAGCATGGTGTCTCGCTCCGCTATGGAAGACTACGTGGATGAGCGCGCGGCGGGCTTGCTTCTTCAGCGGACAGAACGGCAAGTAGCCGTGGCTGCTCAAACAGTGTTTACCCTCACCGAGTTTGAGTACGAGCCCGAGACTGGGAACATCGCTGTTTATGTTGATGGCTTGCGTAAGTTTCAGCCCACAGATTATGTGGAGGATTCAGCCACTACCATCACCTTTGTCACTCCAATGGCTGGCGGTGAGGTTGTTCAGGTGGTGCAGACGGACTTTCTAGCTACTATTAGCTTGGCCTCGCATAGTCATCCGTGGAGCCAGATCACTGGCGCTCCTGTGTACACTACCCGCTGGGCTGATTGGGCGGAAGTTACGGGCAAGCCCACTGTCTTCACGCCTGACACGCATGTACACGCCGCCGCTGACATAACCTCAGGCCGACTTGCTGATGCTCGGCGTGGTGTTTATGTGCAGGCGACGCAGCCTACGGCTAATACTGTCGGCGAACTTTGGGCTTGGTAAATGACGCTTAAACGATGGGATGGTGCAGCTTACATTGATCTAACCACGCTTAAGCGCTGGGATGGAGCCTCATGGCTAGACATTACGTTACTGAAGCGTTGGGATGGCGCATCGTGGGTTGATATTGCCCTGCCCGGTGGGGGCGGTGGTAGCTTCTCTGCAACAGCTTCTCCCGGAAGCGCCGTGGGCTCTGTAACAGACAGCTTTCTAATTACTGTTGTTACTTCTAATGCTGTAGCTGTAACTCCAGCTGGTGGCACGGCCCCCTACACATATGCGTGGACTAAAGTTAGTGGTGATAGCGCCCCGGTGCCGTCTAGTTACACTAACTCTAACGTCACGTTCAGCGCTAGCGTTGGCCGCGATCAAGAAAGAACTGCTACATGGCGTTGTACTGTTACTGACTCTTTGTCGGCCACTACTACAGTTGATGTTGGTGTAACTCTAATTCATAATTCTGACCTATGACCTTAACTAAAGACGAAATCCGCGCAGCAGCAGAGAGCGACTTGCTTGTGTTCATTCACTTGCTAGCACCGCATCTGCTTATGGGTGAGTGTCACACGGAGCTGATTAACTGGTGGCAGAGTGGTGCTCGTAAGCGCAATTGTCTTGTTCTTCTTCCACGTGGTCATCTTAAGAGCAAATTGATCGCTTACAAGACGGCGTGGGAGCTTACCAAAGACCCCACCTCCACAATCCTGTACGTCTCCGCTACCTCTGACCTTGCGGAAGAACAGCTAGGTCTTATCAAGCAAATCCTCACTTCGCCAACCTACACTAAGTATTGGCCTGAGATGGTGCATCAGGAAGAGGCCAAGCGTGCCCGCTGGAATAATTCAGAGATTGTGGTGGATCATCCTGCTCGCCTGCGCGAGGGTATTCGTGATCCTTCCATTAAAACTGCTGGTTTGACCACTAACATCACGGGCTTCCATGCCACTAACGTAAAGCTGGACGACGTGGTGGTGCCGGGCAATGCCTATACGGAAGACGGCCGCCAGAAGGTGAGCAATCTTATTAGCCAGATCGCCTCGATTCAAGAGCCCGAGGCTATCACCGACTGTGTAGGTACCCGTTACCACGGCAAAGACTTGTATGCCACGTTCCTAGAGCAGTCCTACAAGCTATACAACGATGACGATGAAATCGTGGATGAACAGTTTGTTTGGGATAGCTACATCAAAGTTGTAGAAGAGGACGGGGTGTTCTTGTGGCCGCGAGCCCGCAGAGCTGACGGTAAGTCCTTCGGCTTCAATCGTAACGTGCTTAGCCAGATTAAGGCTAAGTACGAAGACAAAACGCAATTCTTTGCTCAGTATTACAATAACCCGAACGACCCGTCTCTGGTACGTATTAGCCCGGAGAAGTTCCAATACTTCGACCGGAAGTTTATCCGGGAAGAAAGTGGCCGGTGGTTCTATAATAACAAGCCCCTAAACGTCTTCGCAGGTATGGACTTCGCGTTCAGCTTGAAGAAGAAGGCCGACTACTCGGCGCTGGCTGTTGTGGGTATTGACCCTGAGAACAACTACTATGTTCTAGACATCTATCGCTTCAAGACAGATCGAATCTCTGAATACTTTGACGTAATCCTACAGTCTTATCGGAAGTGGGGATATAAGAAAATCAGATGTGAAATCACTGTAGCCCAGCAGGTTATTGTACGTGATCTTAAGGACAACTACATCCGCCCCCACGGCCTATCGTTGATTGTGGATGAGTATCGCCCCAACCGCCACGAAGGCAGTAAGGAGGAGCGCACTGGTGCAACCCTAGAGCCCAAGTATGACAATCGTCAAATGTGGCATTACAAGGGCGGAGAGATTGGTGCTCTGGAGGAGGAGCTGACTATGGCTAAGCCCCCGCATGATGACATCAAGGACGCCCTAACTGCTGCTATTGATATCTGTGTTCCGCCTCCCCGTTCCCGTGGAGCTGAACGTCCTAGTAACGTTGTCTATTCATCCCGCTTCGGCGGTGTGGCCTTCGGGACACGATAAGGAGAATTATGCAATCTGCTGTTGCTGAAATTAATGCTGTAATGGTTCCTAAGCAGCTGGCCACCCAAATTAGCCAGATGTGGGATAACCACAACATGAACCGCCGTCCTTGGCTGTCCGAGAAGCAGGAGCTACGTGACTATCTGTTCGCTACGGATACCACCAAGACTTCCAATTCTACCCTTCCGTGGAAGAACAAAACCACCCTCCCAAAGCTCTGTCAGATTCGGGATAACCTGCATGCTAACTACATGTCGGCGCTATTCCCCAACGACACATGGTTGAAATGGGAAGGTTATGACAAGGATGCTGTCACCAAGGAAAAGCGGCAAGCCATTGAAGCCTTTATGTCTAACAAGGCCCGTGAAGGTAACTATCGGACTGAAATTAGCAAGCTTATCTACGACTATATCGACTATGGTAATGCTTTCTATGACACTATCTGGGAGAATAACTCCACCACTGACCCGGAGACGGGGGAGACTATCCCCGGCTATGTCGGGCCTAAACTCGTCCGTATTAGTCCCCTAGATATAGTCTTTAACCCGCTGGCAGCTACTTTTGACGATAGCTACAAAATCACCCGTTACCTTAAAACTTTCGGGGAACTAAGGCTGGACCTTGACAACAGGCCGGATTTAGGGTATAATGCTACTGTAATAGAAGAGATGAGTGATTATCGTCGGGGGCTTTCTCAGTATAGTCCCGAGGATATTAACAAGGCCGTTGGGATCGAGATTGATGGCTTTGGTAGTTACTCAGACTATCTCCAGTCTGGCTTGGTAGAAATCCTTGAGTTTGAGGGTAGTATCCACGACCAGCATACCGGGGAGTTCAAGAAGAACGTCATTATCACTGTGGTAGATCGCTGCCACGTCCTGCGAGAAGAGCCCATGCCCTCATGGCTGGGTAAGTCCACCAAGGGCCATGTGAGCTGGCGTATGCGCCCAGACAACATCTACGGCATGGGACCACTGGACAATCTGGTGGGTATGCAGTATCGCATTGACCATCTGGAAAACCTCAAGGCGGACGCTATGGACCTCGCAGTCCATCCGCCGCTGGTTATTGCCGGTAATGTGGAAGAGTTCGTCTACGGCCCCGGTGCCGAGATTTATGTGGGTGAGGGTGGGCAGATTACGGAACTAGGCCAGAACCTTGCTGGTGTCCTCCAAGCTAACAATGAAATCGCCCTGCTAGAGCAGAAGATGGAAGAGATGGCTGGTGCCCCCAAGCAGGCTATGGGCATCCGTACTCCGGGTGAAAAGACGGCCTTTGAGGTTCAAACCCTTGAAATGGCTGCCTCCCGTATCTTCCAGAACAAAATCACACACTTTGAAATCAACCTTGTTGAACCGTCCCTGAACCGTATGCTGGAGCTGGCCCGTCGTAATCTAGACGGTGCTGACCTCCTCCGGGTTATTGATGATGACCTTGGAGTGGTGCAGTTCCTCAGCGTAACCAAACAGGACATCACCTCGGCCGGTAAGCTCCGCCCCATTGGCGCTCGCCACTTTGCCGCACAGGCCACCATGATTCAGAACTTCATGGGTCTTGTCAACTCCCCCTTGTGGCAAGACCCCACGGTTAGGAGCCACTTCTCCGGCAAGCAGATTGCCAAGATGGTGGAAGAGATGCTGGGTCTGGAGCGCTTCGCTCTGTACGGCGACAACATCCAGTTGTTTGAGTCGGCCCAGAGTATGAATATGCAGAGTCAGATTCAGGAAGATTTGATGGTAGCAGACCAAACGCCTACGGAGGCTGAGTGAATAAGAAGTGGTTTAAGGATTGCAAGGACCAAGAGCAGGTAGAAGATCGGCGCAAGATGATTCAGAATGGTGCCCCTCTCCTAAATGTTCTTAAGAAGTTGGTGGAGACGGAACTCAACGATGTTATTAATAACAGCGAGAAGCGGGATGGTTATGACTCCCCCTCGTGGGCATATCGCCAAGCTGACAACATTGGCGCTATCCGAACTCTCAAATCTATGTTGTCCCTTCTTGACCAAGAGGAAAAGTAATGAGTGATGAAAATATTTTCAACGAACCCACGACCCCGGAAGTAGTTGAGCCGCCCAAGCCCCCGGTTGTTCCAGACCACCTGAAAGAGCTGATTGGGGAAGGGAAGAAGTACGCCTCGGTAGAAAAGGCGCTTGAATCTTTGCCGCACAAGGAGTCTCATATCGAGAAGATCGAACGTGAGAATGCCGAAATGCGACAGAAGGTACAGGAAGCTATTGCTATTGAAGAGGTGTACAGGAAGCTAGTCGAACCACGTAATCCAGATGGAGTTACCCCTCCGGCGGCTGTAGTGGATGAAGCTTCTCTTGCGAGTCTGTTGGATCGCAAACTGTCCGAACGGGATGCTGAACAGAAGGCGAAGGCTAATGTGGCCCGTGTCAAGGAAGCGCTGGTCAGCAAGTATGGCGATAAGGCAGAGGAAGTGTACAAGGAGAAGGCAAAGGAATTTGGTGTCTCCGCGGCGTTCCTCAATGATATCGTCCGTCGTTCCCCCAAGGCAGCTGAAGAGTTGTTCGGCATTAAGCCGAAAGATCGAGCGGCTGGTTCTACCCCTCCGGGTAGTGTTAACAGCTCGGCCCTTAACAACAATCGTCCCTCGGCAAAACCTCAGCTCAGCCCGCTCTCTGGCGGTGACTTGATGACTGCATGGAATGCCGCAAAATCCGCAATTAAGGAGTAACTTAAATGTCTCAAACTACCAGCAATACCGCTGCGTTTATTGAAGCGCAGCAGTACAGCAAGTTCATCATCGACAATCTGCATGACGGCCTCATGCCCCCGGCTTGGTATCGCAACGTGTCTGACTTCGCGTCTGGCACCACGCTTAACATCAAGGTGGTTGGTACGGCTAGCATTCAGGATGTTGAGGAAGATAAGGCTGTAACCTACAGCCCGATTGACACCAGCACCATCACCATGACGATCACCGACTATATCGGCGATGCGTGGTATGTGACTGACGTGCTCAAGTCGGACGGTGCGCAGATCGACCAGCTGATGGCGATGCGTGCTGCTGAATCGACCCGTGCTATTCAGGAAGACTTTGAATCTCGCTTCCTGTATCAGGCCGGCATCGCTGCACAGACGGCGGGCAACGCCAACTCGGTGAATGGCTTCGACCATCGCTGGGTGGCTGACTCGGCGGCAGACAATAGCTACAAGATCGGCCTGTCCGACTTTGTGGACATGAAGCTGTCGTTCGACAAGGCTAACGTTCCGCAGTCGGGCCGCGTGGCCCTCGTTGACCCGGTGGTGGAAGCTACGCTGAACAAGCTGGCTGCCAACTTCTCGGTGGATCGTAACCCGAAGTTCCAAGCTCTGCTTGAGCAGGGTTTTGAGCGTGAGCACAAGTTCATGTTCAACCTGTTCGGCTGGGACATCTGGACTTCTAACCGCCTGCCTCGCCTGACCGCGACGGAAGCCATCACCCATAACAGCGTCGCTGAAACTGCCCCGGTAGGTTCTGTGGCTAACCTGTTCATGTGTGTGGCCGATGACTCGGTTAAGCCGATGATGGCCTGCTGGCGTCAGCAGCCGTCTGTTGAAGGCGGCCGTAACTACGACCTTGCTCGCAACGAGTTCGTAACCCGTGCGCGCTTCGGCTTTGGCCGTCAGCGTCCCGAGACTCTGGGCGTTGTGCTCACCTCGGCGACTAACTACTAATTGGAGGTATAAACTAATGGCTGCTGAAACTATTAATGGCGTGAAGAACCGCTATGGTCCGCGCACTCGTCATGAAGGTGTGGCAGGTACTCTGTCCACCCGCGATGACGAACGGGCGTTGGTGATTTGGTTTGATGGTTCGGACTACGACCTCGTAACGCACACGCTCCCTGCGGGTGCTGTCATGTCCGAGAATGCCATCGTGGAAGTCACTCAGGCATTTGTGCTTGGTGGCACCACGCCGGTTATTAACATCGGCGTGTCGGGCACGGAAGGCACCAATCGTATTGCTCAGGTGAGCGAAGCGCAGGCGGAAGCCGTAGGCACGTACAGCATTGCAACTGCTGGTACGCTGGCTAAGGACACCCCGCTTGCTGCGGCTGCTACCATCGCTGTTGCTCTGGGCGGCACCTCGCCGACCATCACTGCGGCGGGCAAGATGAAGGTTGTGGTTCGCTACCGCGTTATCTAACGTAAGTAATTAAAGGAAGGTGCGTCTATGGCAAAGATGACGCTGCTAGACATTGTAAGTGAAATCCTAAGTGATATGACCAGTGATCCTGTTAATAGCATCTCGGATACTTTTGAGTCGCAACAGGTAGCTAAAATTGTTAAGCGCGCCTACTTTAATTTGTTCAACGAGAGAGTCTGGCCCCACACGGGCCAGCTCTTTCGCTTGACCAGCTCAGGTGATGCTTCTCGTCCTACTCATATGAGTATGGAAGATGATGTATCCAGTATTGAGTGGGTTAAGTATGACTGCCGTGACACGGTGAGCGGGAAGTCAGTGTATAACACCATTGACTACCTGAGTCCTG